ATCTTCGTGGTCTTTTCTTTTGTGCAAGAAATATTTTGACGAGGGAGGGGCGGGTCAAATCTCTGTGGCAAATGCTGCGGAAAACGGCGCCCCCTCTTGCGTGCAAAAAAGGCGATTTCAAACGGGTAATAAAGGAGGCGGTTAAAAATCATGCCGACAAAATCGAATAACACAGGCGGTCGCGGCGGCAGACGTCCCGGTGCGGGCCGGAAAAAGACCGCCGTCAAAGAAAAATACGAAAACGGAAATCCAGGCGGCAGAGATCTCACTGTGCTGGACATACCGGATGTCGAAGGCGAGGACATGCCAACCCCGCATGACTTTCTATCTGCCAAACAGCATGACGGCTCCACCCTGGAAGCTGGTGATATCTATCGGGAAACATGGGAATGGCTGGATAAGCTCGGCGTAGCAAAAGCGGTGTCTCCACAGCTCTTAGAGCGTTACGCGATGTGCTCCGCCCGCTGGATTCAGTGCGAAGAGATGACCACTCGGCTCGGATACCTTTCCAAGCACCCGACGACTGGGAAGCCGATCCCTTCACCCTTCATCAACATTGGCATCAACTACATGAATCAGGCAAGCCGCCTGTGGAATGAAATCTTTCAGATCGTCAAGGAAAACTGCTCTGCCGAATACAGCGGGCTCAATCCACAGGACGACGTGATGGAACGACTCCTGCAGGCCAGAAAGGGAATGTAAATGAACACACAGAAATTGGAACAGGTACCCATTGATAAATTGGTGCCTTACGCCCGGAATGCCCGGACGCATAGTAAAGAACAGATTGCACAGCTTCGTGCATCCCTCCGGGAATTTGGATTTGTAAGCCCCGCCGTTATTGACGCTGACTACAACATCCTCGTCGGACACGGCAGAATCGAAGCCGCCCGCGCGGAAGGCTATGAAAACGTGCCTTGCGTATTTGCCGAAAACCTGACAGAGGCACAGAAACGCGCCTATATTCTTGCGGACAATCAGCTGGCCCTGAACGCAGGCTGGGATGAAGAAATGCTGTCCGTGGAATTATCCGATCTGCAGGATTCCGCTTTTGATCTCTCACTTCTCGGCTTTGGTGCCGATGAACTGGAGAAACTCCTCGATGGCGGTGCGGATAAGGATGTCAAGGATGACGACTTTGATCTGACCGCCGCTCTGGAGAAAGCCTCCTTTGTGGAACGCGGCGACATCTGGACTGTTGGAAAGCATCGTCTCATGTGCGGCGATGCCACCTCTGCCGACGATGTGAACCTGCTCATGGATGGAAAGAGTGCCAACCTGATTCTGACTGATCCGCCCTACGGCGTTTCCTTCAAAGCCTCAGACGGTCTGACCATTGAAAACGACAGCTTAAAGGGCGAGGAGTTTTACAACTTCCTGCTTGCCGCATTCAAGAACATGACCGACCACCTCGAAAAAGGCGGTGCCGCCTACTGCTTCCACGCGGATACCGAAGGGCTCACCTTCAGGAAAGCCTTCATTGACGCAGGCTTCCACCTCGCCGGTGTTTGCATCTGGGTAAAGAATTCCCTTGTGCTCGGTCGTTCCGATTACCAATGGCAGCATGAGCCAATCCTCTATGGATTTTTACAAAATGGTAAACATCCGTGGTACTCCGACCGCAAGCAAACAACCATCTGGAACTACGACAAACCGAAGCGCAATAAGGATCATCCGACTTCAAAGCCGCTGGATCTTCTGGGCTATCCCATCCAGAACTCTTCGCAGGAAAACTCTGTAGTGATTGATACCTTCGGCGGCTCTGGCAGCACACTCATGGCCTGCGAGCAGCTGAACCGCATCTGTTACATGATGGAGCTTGATCCAAAGTACGCTTCTGTTATTCTGCGCCGCTATGTAGAGGACACGAATGACGCGGAAAATGTGTATGTCGTAAGAAACGGCGAACGGATCAGCTACTCCGAGCTTGCCAAGCAGGTGGATTTTGAGACTGTATAATACACAAATTCCGCGTCTGATATTCGTCGATGTTTTACTACAGAATATGCCCGGTATCGCTTGCTAATAAAGGCTTTCAGAGTGATATATGTACGTACCGAAAGGCAAACAGGAAGCCTTCGGAAAACAAAATAAACGGAGGTACATACCATGAAAGCAAACTACAACGTAACCGGAGCAGCAAGAAAGGCACTGGTGAGTGCCATCTCCAACATCACAGGCGACAAGGCCATATACAAGCTCATGCCGACCTGCGCCTATGAAATCGGTGACATCACCGTCAGCAAAGAAGGATGCGTCAGCTGCGAGGATGCTGACAAGCTCGATCGCCTGATGCACAACCTGATCGCAGACGGATTCACACCGGAAACTGCAGACGCTCCTGCTGAAAGCGCCAGCGAAGACGATGCTCCGCAGACAGCAGCCGACAAAGGCGCTGGCCTTACCGTTGCCCTTCCGCTCGACTGCGCAGACGTCGGAAACCTTACAAACCTTCTCGAAGCCAAAGGAAGCCTCATCAAAAAGGCACTCGGTATTGATGATCTCGGCTTCTCCATCGAGGATGACAAAATCAGCTTCCCTTGGTTTGAGGCCATGCTCCCGCCAGATGAAATCAAAACCTACCTTCACTTCGTTGCCGCCCTCTGCAAACTCAGCAAAGATCAGAAACGGATCAACGCCACAGAGAAACCGGTCGAAAACGAGAAATACGCCTTCCGCTGCTTTCTTCTGCGGCTGGGCTTCATCGGAAATGAATGCAAGGCAGAGCGTAAGATTCTCTTAAAGAACCTCTCCGGCAACTCCAGCTGGAAGAACGGCGCTCCGGACAAGGAGGCAGCAACATGCGAATGATCAGACAAAATGAGCTTGACGCTCTCCGCTCCCGGTATCCTGCTGGCACACGTGTGGAGCTTCTTCAGATGGACGATGTGCAGGCACCGCCCATCGGTACCAAAGGAACGGTGACCGGGATTGATGATACCGGTTCCCTCCTCGTAAACTGGGACAACCGCTCCGGCCTCAATGTAATCTACGGAGTCGACCTTGTCCGGAAGGTGGCAGATTGACATGGAACAGAAAATCAAAGAACAGATTCTTGCCATCCGCGATACCGGCCTTACCAACATGTTTGACATTGGCATGGTTCAGCGCCTTGCCTATGAGCGTGACTTCTATGAACTGGTTCTCTACCTCGAAGATCACCGGTCAGAATATGCACACTTCATCCTGACCGGCGAAGGCTAAAATACACAGTTTGGCCCTGTGATTTTTCCGCAGGATTGTCACATATATTTTGCCTGAATCGCTTGCTAATAAAGGGCTTCAGAGTGATATATGTACATACCGAAAGGGAAACAAAAAGAAAACGGAGGAACCACCATGAAGTACACAATTGAAGCGATTGAAAACGCAAAGACCGGAATGAAATGGAGCGACATCGGAGTGCAGTGGACACTTGCGCAGGCTTACCTTTACAGCAAGGATGCCGGGAACGAGCTGTCGAACTTCGCCGAGGTCATCTGGGACGAGGATATTGAAACCATCCTTGCAGACTGCAGAAGGCTTGGCGTGAAGGAATTCACCATCAGCTCCACCTTTTCAAGCCTCATCGAAACCATTGCAAGGTTCGAAGATCTCGGCTGCACGCTGGACGGAATCGTAAGAGTCAAGGAACGCTGCACCCACTTCGGAAGCGACGAGCATGCCCTGATTCCCGCATTCAAGATGACGGTGAAGGAGGCATAAACCATGTGGAGCGAAGGAACCATCGAAATTCCTGATGCGGCTGACAAGAACAAATACACAGCCTGCCATTACTGGGTAAAGCACTATGACGAGCCCAGCTGGATCTACGGTCTCAACAAACGCAAGATTTCCAAACTCATGATTAAGATCAACGGAACGGTCGCGGCAAACTACGACAGAGGCTGGGACATCGAGCCCACCTGTAAGGAAGCAGAGCTTGCGCTTTGCATCCTTCTGAACAACTACAACTAAGCAAAACCTAAGAATGAAAATTCCGGGAGACAGGAGCCACGCAGCTCTTTCTCTCGTACTGATAAAGATTTGAAGATCGCTTCGGCGGTCTTTTCTTTTGCCCTGAAGGAGGCGGACTGTATGGCAATGCGCAAACTGAAAAAATACAAGCCGACCCGCTTCATGGCCAAGACCTCCACCTACAGCAAAGAGATGGCCGACTATGCCGTCATGTTCATTGAAAGCCTGACTCATACCAAAGGCACGTGGGCCGGAAAGCCCTTTGAACTCATTGACTGGCAGGAGCAGATCATCCGCGACCTGTTCGGTGTTTTAAAGCCAAACGGATACCGGCAGTTCAATACGGCCTACATCGAAATTCCAAAGAAGATGGGAAAATCTGAGCTTGCCGCTGCCGTCGCCCTGCTCCTTTGCTGCGGTGATGGTGAGGAACGCGCCGAAGTCTATGGCTGCGCCGCTGACCGCCAGCAGGCAACTATCGTCTTTGATGTTGCTGCTGATATGGTGCGGATGTGCCCGGCCTTAAATCGCCGCGTGAAAATCCTTGCTTCCCAGAAGCGGATCATCTACGAGCCGACCAACAGCTTCTATCAGGTGCTCTCCGCTGAAGCCTACTCAAAGCACGGCTTTAACATTCACGGCGTGGTCTTTGACGAACTGCACACGCAGCCGAACCGAAAGCTCTTTGATGTTATGACCAAAGGCTCCGGCGATGCCAGAATGCAGCCGCTCTACTTTCTGATCACGACTGCTGGAAATGATACAAACTCCATCTGCTATGAGGTTCACCAGAAAGCGCAGGACATTCTTGACGGCAGGAAGTTTGACCCGACCTTCTACCCGGTCATCTACGGGGCCGAAGCAACCGAGGACTGGACTGATCCAAAGGTCTGGAAGAAAGCCAATCCATCCCTTGGTATCACGGTCGGCATCGACAAGGTGGAAGCCGCCTGCGAATCTGCCAAGCAGAATCCCGGTGAGGAGAACTCCTTCCGGCAACTACGCCTGAATCAATGGGTAAAGCAGGCCATCCGCTGGATGCCAATGGACAAATGGGATGCGTGCGCTTTCCCGGTCAGCGATGATGACCTTGAGGGCCGTGTCTGCTATGGCGGCCTTGACCTCTCCTCCACCACAGATATTACGGCATTCGTTCTGGTCTTCCCGCCGCTTGACGAGGATGACAAATACGTGGTTCTTCCATACTTCTGGGTGCCGGAGGATACGATGGATCTCCGCGTCCGGCGTGATCATGTTCCATACGACCTCTGGGAGAAACAGGGCTTTCTTGAAACCACAGAGGGAAATGTCATCCACTACGGATACATTGAAAAGTTCATCGAAGGGCTCGGCGAGCGATTCAATATCCGTGAGATTGCATTTGATCGTTGGGGAGCTGTGCAGATGGTTCAGAATCTGGAAGGCATGGGTTTTACCATCGTGCCCTTCGGACAGGGCTTCAAAGATATGTC